CCATCACCCTCGGCATCGCCACCGGCGCCATCAAGCGCCTGTCCACCGTCTCGTACGAGTTCCCCGACGGCAGCACCGTCAAGGGCGGACGCCCCGGCGTCGAGGCCGCCATCGCTGAGCGCCCCGAACTGGTCGAGGTGATCCGGGAGAAGGCCCTCGTCTCCATCTCCGGTGACGTCAAGGCCGACCACACCGTCTCCTACGACGACGTCCCCGACGGAGTCGACCCCAGCACCGGCGAGATCCTGGAGGAAGCCGCATGAACCGCCTCAAGCGCGCATGGGCCATCGCTGGAGAGCCCTGGTTCTTCTACGCCGTCATGAGCCTGTGCGCCCTCGTCATCGCCTACGCCTGGTACGTGGTCGGCCAGCAGGTCGACCTCAACCAGATCTCCCAGGACATCCACTACAAGCTCGGCATCATGGCCGCCCTGACCGCCATCGTCCTGGGCGCCTTCATGGGCATCACCGCCAGCCACCTCGTCCGCCGGTACGGCCCGGCCAAAGCGCTGCCCGTCGACCCGGACAACCCGCCGGAGAAGATGATCTACATCGAGAGCGACGAGCCGATCCGCTGCGCCTGCCACAACCAGCCGATCCCGGACATGACCGTGGTCTGGCACTGGCCCCAGCCCGCCAAGCTCGTCTGCGTCCGGAAGGGCCACGCCGAATGACCTGGCACTCCTGCGACCACCTCCCCCCGCCGGAGCCCTGCGCAACCCTCATCACCCGCTGCGCCGGATGCGGAGCCTTCTGGAGGCGCGTCTACCGCACCGCCGACGGATACCGCTGGAAGCCGGTCAACGGCTTCTCGGCCTGGCGCCTGCGCCGTCGGTTCGCGGGGGTCAAGCCGTGACCGACAAGGGCCTCAACAAGCGCATGGGCGACGCGCACGAGGAACGGCTGGCCGAGGTGCTGGGCATGCGCCAGACCCGGGGGAGCGGCAACCAGTGGCGCGACCAGATGGACGCCAAGCATGACCGGACGACGTGCACCTTCGCCTTCGCGGTCGACGGCAAGTCCACCCTGGCCAAGTCCATCAGCATCACCCGCGCCATGTGGGAGAAGGCCGGAGAGCAAGCCAGCGGCGAACTGCCCATGCTCGCACTCCGCTTCTACAACAACGCCTCCCTGGAAGTCCACGCCGACCTGGCCGTCTGTGACCTCCTGGACTTCGCTGAGATGCGCGACGCCGCCGAGAACTGGCACAAGGCCAAGCCCATCCTGCAGGCGCTCATCGAACAGGGCCCGCGCTGCATCCCGGTCCTCGTAGAACTCGCGCGCAACCTCATCAACGCTGATCAGTGAAGTGAGACCTCATCATGCACCTTGACATGGCAGACGACTGGAACTACATCCTCGCCAGCCTCGACGTGGTCGGCCTGGTCGCCCTGCGCGCCGTCGGCAAGAAGAACGCCAAGGGCTGGCTGTGGGCGATGTTCACCCAGGCCGTCTGGATCGCGTACTCGCTCGCCACCCTCCAGTGGGGCTTCCTCGCCGTCGCCGCCGTCAAGTTCGGCGTCTACACCTGGAACTGGATCTCCTGGATCCGCAGCGACAAGGCCGAGACCAAGCCCAAGACACGCGAGGAGCTGGCCCTGGAACTGGCCCGAGAGCGACTGCCGAAGGGCACTGACGAACTCACGGTGCTGCAAGCCGCCTCCATGCTGACGAAAGCCCTCAAGGTAGTCGAGCTGTACCCGGAGAAGACGAAGACAGGGCCGACCACGTGACGTTCACCCCCTCCTTCCGCCGGGTCGGCTCCATCGGCAGCGACCTGGTGCTCATCCCGCTCATCGAGAACGCCATCCAGCAGTGCGCCTTCCCCACCAACTTCGTCGTGCGCCTGCGCTCGTACGCCGCCAAGCGCGAGCCGGACGGCTGGTTCCACCCCTCGACCCACCCGACCATGGACGAGCGCCAGCTGTACTACTACCTCGCCCAGCCGGACAAGTGGGACGAGCCGGAGTTCGACTACGGGCCCCGGATGAGCGTCCTCATGGGCACCGTCATGCACGAGGTCGTCCAGACCGTCATGATCAAGCTCGGCCTGCTCGTCCCCCCGAAGGGCACCTGCGTGTGCTGCGGCAAGCCCCACGGCAAGGGCAACGGCAAGTGCGACGAGTGGGGCGTCCGCGACGACCGCCTCCGCCGACGCGGCCACATGGACGGCCTGCTCGACATCCCTGGCTGGTGCGAGCCCGGCGACGGCATCTTCGACCTCAAGACCTGCGCCCCGCCGGTGATCAGGCACATCGACAACAACGACCTCGACGCCTTCAAGATCAAGTGGCCGAAGTACTACGGCCAAGCCCAGGAGTACATGGCCTGCACCGGCAAGCAGAAGGCGCTCATCCTCTTCCTCGCCATGAGCGAGGGCTGGGTGATGCGCGAGTTCACCATCCCCCGCGACGACCTGTACATCGCCCGCCTGGAGGCGAAGTACCGCACCGTCCTCGCCCACGTAGACGCCGGGACCCCGCCGCCCGTCGCCTGCTGCCCCGGCGGCGCCAAGGCCCGCAAGTGCCCCGCCACCCGCTGCACCGTCAAGACCGGGCTCGCCGCCTGAGCCTCCGCCTCCTCTGACCGCCATCGGAGACCCCTGTGAAGAACCAGCTCGCCATACCCGCCGTCGAGCGCCTCGCCCGCCGCAACGCCTTCCGCCCGCCCGTCTTCAGCGACTTCGCCGTCGCCACGGTGCAGGCCTTCGACCAGTCCCTGAACAACACCGGTATGGTCCTGCTCCGCTCCTGGGGCGAAGGCATCACCCTGCTGGCCACCGGCATGATCCGCCCCTCCACCTCGGCCACCGACCAGCAGAGCTGGGAAGGCAACTACGCCCGCGCCGAGGACATCCACGCGGGCATCGCCTACCACCGCAAGGGCTACGCCTCCATGGTCGACAACATCATCTACGAGCGGCCCCCGGTCCACGGCAAGCGCACCGAGTCCATCATCCTGGCCGGACGCGAGGTGCACCGCGCCACCGACGGCAAGGCCGTCATGGTCGACAACCGCCACGCCAAGAAGCTCATCGTCGGCCGGGCCGGGAGCAGCCAGAACCCCGTCACCAAGGCCCACGTCAAGGAAGCCGTCGAGGCGTACATCACCCCGCCCGAGGCCAGCGGCAAGCTCATGCCCTGGAACGAGCACGTCCGCGACGCCTGCATGCTCGCCCTGGCCTGGCTCCTCGACGAGAAGCACCGCCAGGCCCAGGAGGCCGCCGTAGAGCTGGAGGCCGCCGCGTGAACAGCGCTGAGGACGTCGCCGAGTTCGCCCAGTTCCTCAGCGACACGCAGGCCGTCAAGCAGGCCAACCGTGTCATCAACGGACTCGCCCACGAGGCCGACGAGCCGCTCACCCCGGACATCGACCCCGACCGCGCCCGGGACTTCACCCGGCCGAACTACTCCCGCACCGCACGGATGCGCCACGACTGGCTCGAAGAGGACGGCGCCTCCGTCCGTGGCCTGGCCGAGCTGGCCGACGGCATCATCCACCGTGAGTTCCCCGGCATCTTCCTGATCCTCAACGACATCTGGGGCATCGCCCGCGAGCCGGTCGTGAACGAGAGCACCGGGGAGATCGAGACCGACATCTTCGGCTGGCCAGTGTGGAAGCGACTCCCGTCCGGCGCCTACATCGAGGACTACTCCAAGCTCACCGACAGGGAGAAGGAGGGCTTCATGCTCTCCATCACCATGGGCCTGCTGGAATGGCGCCTGAAGGTCGACAACTGGAAGCGCATGCCCGCCATGCTCGCCCGCGCCCGCTGGGAGGAGGCCATGGCCGAAGGGTTCGTCGCGCCGACCGGCCGCGTCACCGTCGAGGAGCGCACCCAGCGAGGCCGCCTGCATTCCGCCGACCACCGCTACTTCGGCATCTTCCAGGCCGAGCTTTCCCGTGCCGCCGAGCACCTGGTCGACGGCATGGAGCTGCTCGGCCAGAGGTTGAAGGACTCCCTGACGGCCTGAGTCCTGTCTGTGGTCCAACTTCGATCGACGAAAAGTTGGAGTTGCGGGCGGGGGCCTGCTTATGCTGACACAGAATTCCAGATGTGCTGCCGCCACATGCACATCCGGGAAGGCGCGACCGCCACGCGTCAGTAAAGGAACCCGCCTGCATGACCATTGACGTGCGCGTGCTCCGGGAACTGTTCCGGCATCTCCAGGCGTGGAACACCCTCTATGAAACGGAGGGTATGGACACGATAACTGGCCCGGACGGTACCGAGTACTGCATCCACGACATCGTCCACCTCTACAAGAACGCCGTCGAAAGGCGCGGCGAAAACGGAAAGCACCTGCTTTCTCCTCGCCAGCGCGAGGCAATTCAGCTGTTTCTCATTGAGAACCGGCCCGAGCGGGAAGTCGCCCGCCTCATGGGCGTCTCCGAGGACAACCCCGTCGCCTCCTACGCCACCCAGGGACTCGTCCGCCTCAACGAGCTGATCAAGGCAGGCGTCATCCCCGGCAACGGCAGCGCCGACGAGGGGCTGGAGGTCGTGGCAGCATGAGCGACCGCATCCGTAACGGCGTCGATGCCGACCTCGAAGCCCAGGCCAACGCGATCCTGCGCCAGTCCTTCCTGGACAACCCAGACCCCGAGGCCAAGGCGCTGATCCTCACCGAGTACATGCTGCAGAACCGCCTCAAGCGCGAGGTCTTCGTGCCCGGCGGCACCCCCGACGGAGCCGTCCGCAAGGGCTCCTTCCACCGGGCCATCAACCGCCAGCACCCGCACCTCAACGCCGCCGAAGGCGTCGCCCGGCCGCAGCACAGAGTCCCGCTGAAGGCCGAAGAGTGAGCGACAACCTGCCCGAGGTCCTCGACCCCGACACCTCCGGCCCGGTCAGCATGGTCATGGTGCGCGTCGGCAACCGCACCGTGCCCGCCAAGACCGGCCTCCGCTGCCGCGTCTGCCAGTCCCCCCACCGCGCCCAGATCGAGGCATGGATCCTGGAGGGCTACACCCGGCCCACCATCCTCGCCTGGCTCAAGGACATGGAGGAAGGCCCCCTCGGCCACCCCACCGAGAAGGCCCTGCGCAGCCACACCGACCGCCACCTCCCCTTGGGTGCTCGCGCCGAGGCCGCCATCCTCGAACGCCGCACCGAGGCACTCGGCGACGAGATAGAAAAATTTGGCGGCCGTGTCGCAGACCACCTCTCCGCCCTGGATATGGTCGTCCTGAAGGGCTTCGACGCCCTTCAACGAGGAGAAATCAAACTCGGCGCCACCGACCTGATGAAGGCCATCGACCTCAAGCAGAAGATCGACGCTTCTGTCGAGGGCGGGCTGGACGACAAGAAGTGGCGCGCAATCCTCATGGAGTACATGAAGACCGCTGTCGAGTTCATCCCGCCAGAGAACCGGCAGGCTTTCGCCCAGGCGCTCAGCAGAAATCCCGTGCTGCTCGCCATGGCACAAAGCAACCAGCAACAAATGTAAAAAACTCTGGTCCGCCAGCCGGAAACCACCACCACTCCTTCCGCCAGAGGAGAACAGCCCGTCATGCACCTCCGCGAGCCATCCACCACCACCCTCGCCGACCTCGATCTCGCCTGGAAGAACCGCGACCGCGAGTGGACCTCCGACGCCTGCGTCCCCTCGGTCGACTTCCCCCGAGAGGCCAAGCACGAGCCCTCCATCCTCCTCGGCGACCACGAGATCACCCTGGACGAACAGGCCATCGAGCTGCTCTGCGCCTTCTACCAAATCCCCACCGCGTACTTCCGGCGCATCACCCCCGAAGAGCGCCACTTCGTCATGAACATGCGCATGACCAACGCGCTGGGCGAGGTGACGATCACCTACAACGACCGGGGCATCACCGACGTCCGCAAGCCGACCAAGCCCCGCTTGGAGGCCGAGGAGTTCGTCCGCATCGCCCACCGGCTCTACCCGGCCTCCTCCACCGTGCTGGACGCCTGGATCACCCCCGACGAACTGCACCTGGACGTCCTCGCCCACCACGTCGAGGACGGCATCCAGGGCGGCCTGCGTTTCCGCCAGAACCGCAGGCAGAACCTCGCCCCCATCGTCGCGCCGATCCTCTTCCACGAGGACACCACCACGGTGATCGAGATCCCCGACCCCTCCCTCAAGATCGACTCACGGGGAGTCTCCGTCGACAAGGTCGGCGAACGCCTCGCCGCCGAGGCCCTGCGCGCCGACGCCCGCCTGCACAACGACGCCCAGCACCTGCTGCGCCTGGCCAACACCTCCGTCGCAGGCGACCGCATCATCCGCCTGCACCGCGTCGCCGCCGAGCACAAGATGCCCGTCAGGCCGCTCGCCGACATCACCGTCGCGCTCTCCCGCAACAACGAACCCACCCTGCTCGACATGACGCTGGCCATCGCCAACACCGCCAACGCCCCCAAGATCCTGCAGGACCCCGACAAGCGGAAGCTGCGCGCCACCCTCCAGCACATCGCCGGAGCCGTCGTGGTCGACGAAGCCGAACGCTGCAACTCCTGCCACGCCCTCGTCGCCGCCGCCTGACCACCACAGGAGAACCCGTGTCCGACAACGCCCGCCGCACGATCTGCACGATCGCCTGGCTTGGCTTCTGCGCCTTCCTCTTCTGGCTGGACAACCACTGATGACTGAGAACCTCCGCCAGCGAGACGGCGACCAGCCCCTGCCCACCGAGGGCGATGAGAACGTCCAGGACGCTCTCATCGCACACATCCTGGCCAGCCCGCGTCTTGGCGCCGGAGCCAACAATCTGGCCGCCAAGATCATGGAGCGCCGGGCACTGGGCATCCAGAGGTACGGCCGCCCCCTGCAGACCTTCAACGGCCGCGACCCCCACCAGGACCTGCTCGACGAACTCCTGGACGGCGCCACCTACGCCATGCAGATCCGCATGGAGGCCGCCGCCACCCAGGCCCGCATCAGCGCCGCCCTGCACCTGCACGCTGCGTCTGCAGACAACGGGCTGTGCATCTCCTGCAAGGTCGTCTCCCCGTGTGAGACCCGCTGCGCCCTCACCGGCCAGCCCGGACTCCGGGGAGAGCTGACGGTCAAGAAGACGGAGCCTGTCGAGGAGGTCGCCGTCCACCCCGACTCGCTGGACGACTTCAAGTCCCGGTTCCGCATCCGGGAGGCCGAGCGGCGCCTGGGCGGCCCGATGATCCCCGGCGATCTGTTCGGGTTCCCCGTGGTCTGCGACGAGTCCATCCCGCCGGGAGTCGTGCGCCTGCGGCCGTTCGGCTTCGACAACCACCCCTCCCACGGAACCAAGGAGTCCTCGTGAGCACGCCCCACCAGTCCGGCCTCATCCTCCCGCCCGGCGTCCAGAGCCCGGCTGCCGCCCCCGGCCCGGACTTCCTCGACCGCGAGTACGGCGGCGTCCACCAGCGCAGCGAGACCGCCCAGGGCGACATCCTCGACAGCGAGATCCTCCAGCTGGAAGCCCTCTTCGAGAGCATGCTGACCCGCTACTCCGCCAAGGCCTTCGACAAGGAGGAGTTCGAGCGCGAGGCCAAGGAACGAGTCCACCAGCTCGGGTTCGCCATCACCATCAGCTGGAAGGCCGAGTACGACCGGTTCGCGCGCGGCCTCACCGGCCGCCAGATCCCCGACATCCAGATCGCCGGGCGCGTCGCGAAGAAGGCCTTCGACCACGACCAGAAGGTCCACGAGGTCACCCGCGACATCCTCGAACTCGGCACCCAGGGCGTCATCGCCTCCGAGGAGCCCGCGCGCGGAGACCACCCCCACTGATGAGCTACCTGCGCGCATTCCTGGTCAGGCGGCTCAGATTGCCCTACCTCCACGACGACATGCCGGACTGGCACGTGAAGTACAGCACCGCGCAGCTTTGGCGCTGGTACGAGCTGTCGCGCGGGGGCCGCCGATGAAGGACAGCCGCCTGCGCGACTGGGACGACGACAGCGTCACCGTCGCGATCATCCCTCAGGGCTGCGGGAACTGCGGCGAGCAGGTCGACCGCGTTCGCATGTTCCTGGAGATCCTCACCTCCAGCGGCACCGGCTTCGTCGGCATCCACACCGTTGCCGAGACGCCCTGCTGCGGCGGCAAGCGCAACTCCGCCTACCCGGCCGAGTACCTGGCCCGGCTCCTGGACCACCTCAAGGTCTGCCCGAACCACCACCGGAAACCGTAAATCCATTTTTCCGTCGAACCGTTGAAAAAGGGGAACCCCATGTACGACACGCGCCGCGAGAACGACGGCATCAGCCCGGTCCGCATCGGCGTCTACGCCCTGGTCAGCCTCCTGGTGCTCATAGGCATCATCATGGGCGCCGTCGCGGGCTTCAAGGCGTTCGGCCGCTACCAGTCGGTCACCGACGCCAAGAACGCCGCCACGGTCGCCCGGATCAAGGCCAGCAACGACGTCACCGTCACCGCGATCCAGATCAAGAACCAGCAGCAGCGGGTCAAGGTCGCCCAGCAGCAGGCCCAGATCCGGTTCGAGAACGCCAAGGGCATCCGCGAGTCCCAGGACGAGATCGCCAAGACCCTGACCCCGCTGTACGTGCAGTTCGAGATGACCGAGGCCCTCAAGGAGATCGCCAAGAGCGGCAAGAACTCCTCGGTGGTCTACATCCCCTCCGGCGCCAACGGCGTGCCGCTGGTCTCCGGCGTCCAGGGCCAGCCGTCGGTGACCAGCCCGGCGAAGTAGCCCAAGAGCCCGAGGCCCCTCCCCGACGAGCACCGGGGAGGGGCCTCGCTGCGCCCGGGTCAGTTCGTGGTGACCGTGATCTTCTCGATCTCCAGCTCCACCACGGTCTCGTCCTCCTCGCCGGGGTCGGCGACGTAGACCTCCAGGCCGCCCCACTCGCTCTCGACCCACTCCTCCAGGGCGTCCAGCGTCTCGGGGACGGAGCCGTCGGTCTGCTTCACCTTGAAGGTGACCGTCAGCGTGCCGGTGAGCTTCTTCTTCGCCATCTCGGGCTCCTCAACTCGTGTGTCTACAAGGAGGGTTGGCCAACCCGGTGAGACCACAGTAGGGGAGCGAAGCCCCAGGTCAAAGCCCCTGCCCGGCGGCCGGGGGAGGGCTGAGGAAGCCTGTTTCGGCGATTCGGCGGCCGGAGCGCGGCCGGAGCGGCGACGGGGGTGCGCCGGGGAACGAACGGGGCTCCGGAAGAGCCCGTTTTCGGCCGGGAGCGCTGCCCGCACCTCATTTGTAACGGTCGGATAACGGTTGCTGGCTGCTGTGAGAGGCCGCTCCGGCGCCCCAATGGGCGAGGAGGGCCGCCGCCATGACCAGCAAGAACAACGAGGACAACTCGCCCCTGGCGAACTTCGATCCGACGGAGATCCACCAGCTGTTCCTGGGCCTGGAGGTCCCCGACCCGATTACGTTCGTGGTCTCGCAGAGGTACCTGAACCGGCCGAACCTCTACCCGAGGCAGGCCACTCTCCTGAAGGTCTTCTTCCTGCGTGAAGACCTCTTCACGGACTACGACTACCGGGTCGTCGCCGAGTGGGACGAGTCCTACCGCACCGCCAAGTCCTCCAACGAACAGCGCGCCGCCCGCGCCGCCGAACTCGCCGAGACCAGCCCCGAAGACGCCCTCGCAGCCGAGGTCGACGGCATCATGACCGAGGCCCTCGACGCCATCGCCGCCCAGGCCCTGCTGGAAGGCAACGAGGACGCCCCCAAGATGCCCCTGTCCGGCTCCCCGGACCTCCTGGGCCGCATGCGCGCCTGCAAGGCCCTCGGCTACAGCTGGTTCAAAGAGATCCTCCTGGTCATGGGCCGCCGCGCAGGCAAGGGCCACATCAGCGCCCTGGCCATGGCCTACGTCCTGTGGTGCTACATGGCCAAGGGCGACCCCCAGGAGTTCTACGGCGTCGACCGCGACAAGAAGCTCGCCGTGCTGATCTTCGCCGGTAAGCGCGACCAGGCCAAGCAGAACCTGTGGCGCGACCTCGTCAACGTCGTTACCGGCGGCCCGTGCTTCGCCCCGTACATCGCCGACAGCCTCGGCGAGAAGCTCTCCGTCTACGCGCCGAACGACTTCATCCGCATGGAAGACATGCGCAAGCGCGGCATCAAGACCGCCATGGACATGGCCACCTTCCACATCCTGCCCAAGGAATCCACCGTCATGGCAGGCCGTGGCCCCGCCTCCATGATCCTCGGCTTCGACGAGATGGCCCACGTCGTCAACTCAGGCGCCAACCGCTCCGCCGGAGAGGTCTACGACGCCTCCACCCCCTCCCTCGACCAGTTCGGCAAGGACGGCTTCATCGTCGAGCCCAGCTCGCCATGGGAGATGAGCGGCAAGTTCTACGACAACTGGCTGCGCGCCACCAGCTACGAGGACGACGGCACCCCCACCTACGCGAACGTCATGATGATCCAGCTCCCCAGCTGGGACGTCTACCTCGACTGGCAGATCGCCCACGAGCTGCCCCTCTTCCCCGAGGGATTCACCGGCGACAACGGCGAGTACGTCGACTGCGACCCGCCCGGCTTCAAGCCCCTCAAGGGCGCCATCCAGAACTTCGACGAAGAGATGCGCAAACTGGAGAAGGCCGACCCCGACACTTTCGCCGTCGAGCGCCGAGCCCAGTGGGCCACCGTCCTGGACGCCTACCTCAATCCGGACAAGGTCGAATCCGTCTTCGGTCCGTGGCACGAGCGCCCCGCCGATTACGGTAGCCCGCTCATCCTGCCCACCACCCAGGGCATCCTTGCCTACACGTACAAGGGCCACGCCGACCCCAGCTCCGTCAACTGCCGCTTCGGCGTCGCCCTCGCCCATACAGAGATCGACGCCGAGGGGCGCCCCCACGTCGTCTTCGACAAGATCCACTACTTCGATCCGGCCGACTTTCCTGGCCACACCATCGACTACGAGGAGGTCGAGGACTGGATCTGGGACGACATGATCGTCCCCTTCGCCCCCGAGGACTTCACCTTCGACCAGTACCAGTCGGTCGGATCCATCCAGTCACTCGTCAAGCGGACCGCCAGAACGCGCCTGCCCAAGAAGGTCAACATCTGGGAGCGCACAGCCACCAACCAGCTCAACTGGCGCTACGCCGAGACCTTCAAGGCCGCGATCAACATGGGCCTCGTCCACGCGCCCGAGCACGAAGAGGGCATGCTGGAGCTGAAGTTCCTCCAGAAGAAGCCCGGCATTAACCGCGTCGATCACCCCACCATCGGCCCCGTCCAGACCAAGGACATCGCCGATGCGATCATGATCACAACCTTCGCCCTCATCGGCGACTGGATCGAGGGCTACAAGGAGATGCTCAACGGCGCCATGCCCACTGGCGCCATGATGGGCGGCCTGCACGGATCCAGCGCCCGCACCCCTGACCTGGCCATGCCTGACCAGGACATGCAGGGCCGCCTGGACGCTCTGCGATCCTTCACGCGCACCCGTACCGGACGCCAGGGCTGGGATCAAGGTCTCGGTCGCACAAGGTCCGGATATCGCCGCTGAGCAGGAATGGCTGCCTTGCCCGAGAGGAAAACTCCGTGGCACGATGGCGTCGTCTCGTGAATAAGGGCTGCGGCGTAAGCACTGCAGCTGGCAGGCGTGCCTCAACGTGCCACCCGGTGACTGACCGATCAGGTCGGCTGGATGGCGCCGGGGTGTGGTGGAGTCTGGCGGGACTGACCACTACTTAAAACGTCTCACGAGACACGAGAAGCCCCCCGGACAGGTACCGCCGGGGGGCTCTCCCATTCCCATGTCCACCAGCTCTTCACCGACGTGAAGGGCTGGAGGTGCAGGGATGACGGACATCAGCGCGATCGGCTTCTTCCAGCGGGCTGCAGGCGAGATTTCGCCGCGCCCCCAGCTCCCGCCAGAGCAGGAGGACGCCCTCGGCCACCCGGACTTCATTGAGCACCGACACCGCGCCCTGCAGCTGGCCAAGAACCCCGTCCCGGGTACCACCATCTGGCGCGGAGAGGCCCGCGAGGGCGCACCCCACGACGCCCTGCAGCACTCCGGCGTCGGCCTGCACTGGAGCGTCAACCCCGACTCCGCCTTCACCCCGCCCCCGGGCCAGGGCCAGCGCCGCATGTTCTGGCAGGGCCGCGTCGATGACCCGGCCGCACAGACCATCCCCCGCTCCCACCCGTCCTGGGACGGACGCACGCGCTCCATGGACCACGAGGCCGAAGTCCGCCTCAAGCCCGGCAGCCACGTCCACATCGACGGCGCCTACGTCTGGCACGGCCAGGACGAACCCCACGGGCACCCCATCCCGATGCACCCCGAGCGCACCCACCCCGACTGGAAGTGGCACCCCGTCGGCCAGCACGCCGAGGTCCAGAACAACGGCCACATCGACTACGGCCACCACGACGCCCCGGCCAGTGACGCCAAGATGCCGCCCCCGTGGCACGGCGCCGACCCCCACGCGGTCGCCGCCCACGAGCATGCAGCGGGCAACCACTACAGCAACTACCCCGGCCACGACCTTGACGACGTCGACTGGGACGCCCCCGAGGAGCACAGCGACGCCCACAGCAACGCCATCATGACCGACGGCGTTGTGCGCGACGGTTGGGTCAAGCCCCACGAGCTGAGCCACGAGGACGCCACGAACTGGCTGCGCTGGCACCCCGACCGCGCAGGCATCGAGCAG